AGACAGAGTGGGTATTGTTTGATGAGGCTACGGAAGCAGAAGAGGCTGAATGGTGCGTTGAAATCATGGAAGCTATCAACCAAGAGTTTATGGATAACATAGGGGAAGAGTAATGAGCGTCGTAGAGAGCTGCACCCTTAAGGATTTCGTTGAGCGCTACAGCTATCAAAAGGCTGCTGCAATCTGCGATGTGAGCTATATGCGGCTATGGATGATGGTCGAGAACAACGCACCTATTAGAATTATCCAGAATAATGATACTTATTATGCAAGGAAGGGTAACGAGCTATTAAACGAGATTAAAGAATCAACATTAAAACAACGGGGGATTACATAATGAATAATTCAGATATGCCAGCAATGCCAATGGTTAACAAATATGGTCATCCATCTAATGCAGGCGATAATACCCTGCTGAGAAAGGGTCAGTGTATCGGCCTTACCAGGCGTGAACACTTCGCAGTAACGCTTTATGCAGGAATGATCAGCGCCACCGATCAAGATGGTGAATGGACAGGCATTAACTGTGCTGATGAGGCTGTAAATCAAGCAGACGCCCTACTAGCCGCACTGGAGCAACAAAAATGAGCATAGATAAGCTAATACAAGCTATAGAAGACCTCAGAGAGGCTAGCTATACATCAACAGGCACCATATACACCTCTGATGTTATAGACCTCATTAACACCCATATGGAGGGTAATGTAATAGTTCCGGTTGAGCCTACAAGTGAAATGCTAGAGGCTGGACATAACTCAATGTATTGCTGTGACTTGGAATACTTTACATGGATGCACGCAAACATCGTCTATAAAGCCATGATCAGCACTATAGGGGCGAAAGACGATGAAGTCAGGTGACAGAATTAGAGTTCAGCATTTCATTATGGGGCATCGAGCATACACTGAAGATTTCACCGTCGAAGAGTTCCGCTATTGCCTTGGCTTCTTTGAGTCACCTCAACACAGGCAGGCTAATAAGTTCACGCCTCTATGTGATATTTACGAGCGCGGCCCAGAGTCAAAGGATGACTATATTTCTAACTTTGGTGAATGCTACACAAACCCTGTTCAAGCATGGATGGATATATGCTAACCAAGCTATCTAACCTATTCGACAAGATAACCAACAAGCATTTAATCATCTATCTAGCCGTGATGATTCCGTTAACAACTTTGATGATATGGGAGTATTACCGTGGATAACTTTGAATCAAGCAACCCCGCTAGAGATTGGCCTGAAGATGCCGAGCACGAAAATGGTCAGTACTTTTGTGCTTGCTCAGTCTGCAAAGAAACATTTATTGGCTATAAGCGCAGGAGACTATGCAAGTTATGCTCAGCCAAGGAGGCACCAATAATGCAGACCTGCAATATGGATGAGCGCACCAATGAAGAGAAGCTCAGAGACCGCATAGCATCCCTAGAGGCAGAGCTTAAAGACCGAGAGGCTGACCTTGAGGAGGCACAGCTTAAACTTGATCATGCTGCCGAGTATATAGCGCTGTGTGATAAGGAAATAAAAAGGCTTAAGCAGAAAAGTCTTGACGGGGTGATGCTATGAACTACCCACTATTTTCACTATTAGGCGTTGCTGGAGTATTAATAGGACTGAGCATGGCTAACTCTGAGCCCGGTAAAGACGTTATCAGCCGTTTATGGCGATACTGCCTATCTACTGACCCTATGAATAGAATAGCCCTGGTATTGTTTCTGTGTGTTCCCCTGGTTAACTGGGTGCTGTATTAACCCTATTACAGTTTAAGCATACAAGATGGTGTGGGGGTGTTTATACCCCAATACATGAATACTTTGTTGATAATATGGGAAGGGTAATAGGTGAATTAAATTCATGTGTTGAATTATTCTCATGTGTACAAATGGTTAGATAGGTATAAGATTAGATTAATTGGTTTTCCAGAAGTAGAAAATCCCCATCAGCGACTAACTGACAGGGATTTGAGGAAGGCCAACATAGTTACTGCTATGCAGGATGTCTGTATTTTAATACACCCTTATTAAGTTAGCAACTATGCCGGTTTTTTAATGCAGTGTGTCTACCGGTATAGAAACAAAACACGACCTAACGCCGAGCAATGACCTAACCCCTGTCAACTCGGGCACTATTTGGCGATATAAATCCTATATTGACCTGATATTACTAATTGGCCGTTAACAGGCTGGTAATATTCCTCGCAAGAGGTGGTGTGGATCAGCTATTCAATAAAGCCTAGGTACATATGCTGTACTTACCATGGTGTGGATAGTGGGGTTCCTATGGCTGATATTTAACAGTGATAAATAAATGAATAAAGTTATTGTAAAAAGGTTTTATTCTGCTAGATTAATAGCACATGGCTTTGGTCGGCCTTTTTTAACACAAGCTAACAAAACTCAGTGCCTTATAATTCTTTCCTGCTTGTGGGATGACCAAAAGAATATAGGGCATTGAGTTTTTTTATGGGCGCTTATTATGAGTCCAGGGGTGGGAAAATTGTTTACTTATATTCTAAAAGGAAAATCAGGAACGGTTGTGTTCCCTGATAAGGTTACATTTAAGGAGGCTCACCGCAGACTGGTTGTTAAATTTGGCGATGATGTAAAATTACAAGGATATGACAAATGAAGTATCGAGACTTTATAAGTTCTAAAACATTCGACCATATATCAGATGGCTATCAAGGTTTTCCTGAATTTCCTGAAGCGATGTTTAGCTTCCAACGTGATTGCTGTCATTGGGCATTAAAACGAGGCAAGGCGGCTTTGTTTGTCGATACCGGGCTAGGTAAAACAATCATGCAGTTAGCCTGGGCTAATAATATTGCAGAATACACTCAGCGTCCGGTATTGATTGTCGCGCCTCTTTGCGTAGCACAGCAGACAGTTAGGGAGGGCGGTAAGTTTGGCATTCAGGCAGAGTATATACGGCAGGATGAAGGTATTTTAAATATCCCTAGCATTTACGTGACTAATTACGAAATGCTAAAACACTTCGATCCTGAATCATTCGGCGGCATCGTTCTAGATGAGAGCTCAATTCTTAAAGGCATGAATGGCAGTATTAGACGGATGATAACGGAGTTCGCAAAGCCGATAGATTTCAGGCTTTCATGTACAGCCACCCCTTCACCTAATGATTATATGGAGCTCGGTACACAGTCAGAGTTCCTGGGCATTATGTCTCAGGTTGAAATGCTGGCGATGTTCTTTATTCACGATGGGTCAGATACCTCTAAATGGCGATTAAAAGGGCACGGAAAGGTTCGCTTTTGGGAGTGGCTAGCTACATGGTCAATAGTGCTTAGGCATCCGTCTGATTTAGGATATGAGTCAGAAGGCTATGATTTATCGCCTGTTAAGTATGTTGAGCATATTGTTGAGACAGAAGCCACTGACAACCTATTTGTATCAGTGGCTCAAGGGCTATCCGATAGAAATAAGGCAAGGCGGGATACCGTACAAGAGCGAGTCAATAAGGCTATAGAAATAGCGAATAGCTATGATGAGCCGGTTATCATTTGGTGCCACTTGAATGATGAATCTAAGATGCTAGCTGATGGAATTGAGCATTGTATCGAGGTTACAGGGTCAGATGCGCCGGATAAAAAAGAGCAAAATCTTATCGACTTTACTGATGGGAAAATACTGAAATTATGCAGCAAGCCTAAAATTGCCGGATTTGGTATGAATTGGCAGCATTGCAGCAAGATTGTATTTGTTGGCCTATCTGATAGTTGGGAATCTTATTATCAAGCTATCCGGCGTTGCTGGCGTTTTGGCCAAGAAAAGGAGGTTACTGTTCACATTGTTAGTTCTGATCGTGAGGGCGCGGTGCTGGATAATATACGACGCAAGGAATGGCAGAATAAGGAAATGGGCGAGCAAATGGCGCGATTAATGAGAAAGTTTACTCTTTCAGAAATTAAAGGCGCAGAAATAGAAAAGACGGATTACTTACCATCACAGAAAATACAAATACCCCACTTTTTAGGAGCAAAATCATGTATAGAGTTGAGCTAATACCTAAGCAATCAGTTATTGACGATATATTAACTTTCTGGAAAGCAACAGGCCGGGAGCCAGGATTAGACAAGGGAGAGTTTGTTTTTGAGGCTGTAAATTATGCAGAAGTAACGTCTAGTGGAACTTTGCGAATTGATAAACTAGACAATACTTACTTTTACAATATTTCTGATTTTTATCGGGTTAAAGTTATTATCAAGGAGTCTTAAAATGGACGTTATCAATCAAGCAAGTGGCGACAATTACACAATATACAACGCTGATACAGTAGAAGTGGCTCAATCACTACCGAGTGATAGTGTAGATTTCTCTGTATTCTCTCCGCCTTTTATGAGTCTTTATACTTACTCAAACTCTGATAGAGATATGGGTAATGTTGGGTCTGATGATGAGTTCTGGACCCAGTATATGTATTTAATTACTGAGCAATTCAGAGTGATGAAGCCAGGGCGCAATATTGCTATCCATTGTATGAATCTGCCTACCAGCAAAGTAAAGGATGGCTTTATTGGTTTAAAGGATTTTAGAGGCGATATTATCCGCGCTTATCAGGATGCAGGGTTTATCTTTCATTCAGAAATTTGCATATGGAAAGATCCTGTTGTGGCAATGCAACGCACTAAAGCATTAGGATTACTTCATAAAACGATCAAAAAAGACTCTGCAATGTCGCGTATGGGAATACCGGATACGATGGTTGTGATGCGTAAACCTGGCGAAAATACCAATCCAATAGCGGGAGAATTTACGCATTATGTAGGTGACAATCCTCCTCGTGGGTTTAAAGGCTATCAATACGATGATGGGCGCAATTATTTTATACCCGGTGATAACAATACGTCTATTGATGTTTGGCAGACATACGCCAGCCCTATTTGGGATGATATTAACCAGACTGATACGCTGAACTTTAGAGAAGGGCGCGATAGTGATGATGAGCGCCACATATGCCCATTACAGCTTGATGTTATCGAGCGGTGTTTGCAGTTATGGTCTAATCCTGATGATGTTGTCTGGACTCCGTTTATGGGTATAGGGTCAGAGGTTTATATGGCTTTAAAGATGGGTAGGAAGGCTATCGGTGTTGAATTAAAGTCTAGTTATTTTAAATTGGCGCAGCGGAATATTGAGCAGGCTGAAAAGTCTCAATATGATATGTTCGCATGAGTGGATACGGACTGAATTATGCAAGGGGTGAGCGCAATGGAATGGCTAAGTTGAAAGATAGCGAGGTTGTTCTAATGCTTGATTATCGTGATAGCTGCCAGTCAGAAGTGGAGGAAATAGAAAAGGAAATAGAAAGGCTAAAAGCAAAGAGATTGCAGCTTAAAAAACAAATGACCCGAAGGCATATAGCGGATATGTTTGAAATATCAACGGGTCATTGTGAGCGGATATTCAGAGGTGAAAGATGAACTACACAATACCCATGTTCATCAACGTAGAAGCCTGGGAGGAGTGGTGCGAATACAGAAAGGCTACCCGCAAGGCTGTATCAAAGTTCGCGGCTAAGAAGCAGTTCAAGTTTCTACTGAATTACAGCGAGGAAGACCAGCAAGCCATTATCGACCATTCTATTAGCAATGATTATCAGGGTTTATTTGAATTGAAAGTAACGCCTAAGCCAGCGGATACGGTTAAATTATTGCTAGATCGAGAATGGGCTAAGGATTTAACGGAAGATAAAAACCTGCTTAACTGACCAATTACAATAGCTCAGAGGAGCTTATAATCGCTAATACGATAGGTGGCAAGATTAAGTATTTTACGGCTATAAACATTAACCCAGGTTAGCAATTTGTTAATCTATACGAAGGAGTGAATTAGATTATGTATGTATGTTCAACACATGGCGAGCTTTCTAACGAGTGGTGCGATGACTGCCAAGAGTGTAAGCCTTGCGATCATCGAGAAATTACCACCACTAGAATTAAAGATTTTATATACGACAGCGATCAAGGGGAGCGCACAGTAACAATCACGCTTACCCATTGCCAGCTCTGCGGCGATCCTGAATCCGTAGATTTATAACGGCTTTCTGTACTTTGGAGAACATTAGAAATGACTAAACCGATAGAGATAATCAAGGCAATTAGGCAGTCGTTTGGCGGTAGCGAGACTATCTACCTGTACGGCTCATGCCTTCATTTTTTCAATATTTTGAAGTCCATATTCCCAGAAGCCAAGCCGTACATGGCCAAAAGTAAGGGACATATTGTCTCGTTGATTAATGGCGAATACTACGACATTTCAGGCGCAGTAAAAGGCGACTACATACCGGCAGACGAGGAGGTTTTGGCGGCACTAACAAAGAGAAAGTTTGATATTAATGATTGCAGCTACTTCGTGCCGGAGTGGTTTGCTGAAGACAATTATATAAAGAATGTAGCGGCTAACAACCAATAATGTACGACCCTCAACATTAGAATTGGAGAATGAAATGCAATTAAAAGAAAGCAAGCACTGGGACGATTGGGCAAGCCTGATCGATCTAATTATGTATAGCCCTCTTTGCCATTATCAGGAAGATTACAAGTCTGGATGGGGCGATGAGGAAGGGCTGCACTATGGCTCTGTATGGCTAAAGCATCCACCTAGTGAAAGCGACCCTGAGCCAACCTGCGTTCAAATTGTGCTGGCGAACGATGGCGGCTGGTCGCCTGTTGCAAGTGCGAACTGGCCGCTAGAAAAACTAACAACTGCCACCCTTCCCGCTATGAAAATGATGTGGGATCGAGCCATAAAAGACAGTGCCGTAAGTTATGACAATAGTTATATTCATGGCTTGGTAGATGCCTAGCTTCCAAAATTGTACATTTGAAGAGTTAAATCGGGCCATATATGCAATAGCTAGCCCATAGCTTATAATATGTGCTATGGCTTATATGGAACCCCCAGTACAGGTAGACTACCGTGATCAGATCATGGCTCTACCTATTGCGACAGATGAAGAGGGTAATACACTTTATCATAGCTTGGAGTGGGCCAAAAAAGAGAATATCGTGGTGGTATGGGATGGTGATGGCAAGGGCTGGATGCGTGGCAAGAAGCATTCCAGGTTTAGAGTTATCCCGACCTACAGCGATAATGCAGGATCATTTACGGTCCTGAAGAGTGGAAGACGTGAAAGGTGATAAGACGCTAATACAGGAAAGCCTAGCCAAGGATATGCCCGAGGATGATGCGCGCCGATTAGCTGAGCAATCACAAGCCAATACCGCAGCAGTGCTAAGATTCGAGGCGCTTGAAGCGGACTTAATCGAGATTGTCAGCGTAGTTAATAAGATTAAAAAAGCGGTGATGTGGGTCATTGGATTACTGGTGGCTAATTACATCGGCACCTTTTGGGGTTCGATTGAGAGTCTGTTATAATATTTTAATTAATTAAGGAGAAATACAATGGTTATAATTGGAAAGCCCGATCTTGAGCGTATGCTGACAAAGGCGCACAATCCCTGGAAAAATTTAAATATAGGTGATGGCCCCTCCCCCACTTACGGCAAAGTGTATGTGAAGCCAAAAGCTCGCGAAGATTGGTGTTATTGGACTAAAAGTCCCGGTGGTCATGATTGTTATTTGATGCGCCCCGGCACAGTAAATGGCTCTCTTCAGCATGACGGATTAATGTAGGGCTTTATATATGAGTGAGTGGATTGATTTATGTGAGCTCATGCCGGAATCTGGATTTATCGGCCATGTTAAAACTGTTGACGGAGAGGTTAAAATTGCCTCTCTCGATGATACGGATTTTCTCGAAGCTCCCGATAATAATTTACTGGATGTTATTAGTTGGCACAGGCCACCGAGCGCATGATAGTAACCAAATTAATTAACGTGGTGGATTAATGGCCGAGATAGCACCGTATGCCTTTTGGGATTGTCAGGAAGGAACAGGAACAACCATCACCAGCCAAGGCGATCACATCATCAGCCTTGACCTTGTGGGTTCTGCGCCGTGGAGTCGGTCAACATGGGTAACACTGGACGGGACCAACTATTTCACTAAAGCCCTATCATCCCTAACAACCGCACAGCGCGCATTCTTAAGCCCCGGCGATGGTGTTTTATTATTCTGGTCACAAATATTCTTAGACTCAGGCGATAATTACGCGCCCGTAACCGCTAATACTGTGACTCCCATTGCGATCGGCGCCAATACCGGAGCGACTGCACTCTGCCATAGCCGAATCAACCTACCTGGATTAAGCGGCGGATTGAATAGAGCCAGATTCCGTGATGCTTCAACCTTTGTCGATGTCAGTAGCGGCCCCGCAGGCTCAAGGGATGATACAGCGGATATATTTATGGCTGTTTGTGATAATCGTACACCCAATAAGACAGCGTATTTCTTCCGTAATCGCAATCCCAAGACAGGCAATACCGATATTACTTCGATGGGTACAATTACGATGAGCGGAGGCGATGAGCATTTACGGGTCGGTGGGTCAACAGGATCGGCATCAGTTTTGGAGTTCCCTTTTGTCTCACAATTGAGAAACATCGGTATTATGAACTTAGGAACCTCAATGCCTTTAGGTATCGATAACTACATTCAAGAGTTAATGCAGAATAACGGCGTACCTACGGAGCTTAGATAATGAATACTACAATTATTTCACATACTGATGATGTTGCTTATGTAGATAGCGGCGAACAGCATAACTATAAGCCACCTAGCGCGGAGGAAATAGCGGTATTTGCATCACTAAGGCCTAGAATTTTAGGCGGCTATGAAGCGCATGATTTTATGGAAACTGAGAGCCCACAGGTAAGGGGCAGCTAAGTGGCCTTATTATTTAACGGGTTTAACGGTTGGGCCGGACAAGAGGAGTGCCGTCTAGGTTATGCCTCGCTTACCGCATTTACCTCAGAAGCTGTAACCATAGGCGGAACACTCGCCCCTTTCCTGAATACGACCACAGAGGCAGGTTTTGGTGGTACAGACCGACCCGCTCCGAATGCAGGGGTTGATGTAGGATTTGCCGGAAAACTGGAATTTACTGGTCTTACAGCTGACACAACCTACACATGGACATTGACCCAAGACGGCAACATGATTTCAGGGCAGATTAGAACCCTTCCTGCCGTCCCTACCCCTGTCAGAGTCTTAATGTCTACCTGTTTCAATCCTATTAATTATATGATGGACGACCCACACAGGGTTACCCGGTCAGTTATCGAAAACAGCACAGTTCCTGTTTACGCTTACGCACACATTGATGATATTTCTTATAACGATGCTCAACAATCGAGAGACCCCGATACTGGCGTATTAGCAGGACAGTTCCAATTCTCAGCAGGTAGTGAATACATCCTTACTCTGCAATGGTTGAGTTATATGGGGTTGATAGCCAATACCCAAGCGGGAACTTCAGGCACACGGCTATACAACCGGGGCGAGGATACAGACAGATTATGGGTATTTCGTAACGTCGCTCGATGGGTACAGTGGGGAGACCATGAAATAGCAGGAGACTATGGCCGCGGTATTACGAAGTCTGATTCTTCCAGTTATGGCCGGGATGCCAGTTTATTACCTACTGCAAAATTATGTTGGGAAGGCTTTATGGGGGCTTGTATTCCCCCTCTACTCGGTACAGGTCAACAATGGGGTTTTGAAATACCCGATTTAATTACCTT